CCTATGTTTAATATATTTTAAACCATTATCAATCTGTTTAATAGGATCAGATTCTTTTGATTTAAGCATTTGAAATAGACCATACGCACTTGACTTAGGGTTCTTGGCTTTGTAGTTCCAACGCGATTCTTTCCATACGATTTCATCTAAACAATAAAACTGTTCAAAGTTGTAATTCATCTTATGAAATGTAATTTGCTTTAATGTATTAACCTTAAATTCTTGAGATTGTGCTATGTCTAAATTCCAAAATGTTGCTAAACATATAGCGATCCCAACTCGCCAGCACCTTGCGAGCAATCCGCTTCCGCGGCTCGCATTTTTGGCTTTAGGCCAAATGCTAAGGCTAGAGCCTATCATAACTATTGAAATCATATACAAGGAACCTTTCTAATTATCTCAATATGTGGACTATGATTTAGATCACAATGAACTTGCAACTGTATCTGTAATCATCATCATCTAACCATTTATCCAAGTAACCACCTGTCAAATTAGCATCAAGCATGTATGGCATTCCTTCCCCTCAAACTGCCAGGAACCACATTGGTTGCAGCGATTAACTTTAGCATCATTGTTTATTTGTTCAGCAAGGTTTTTGGTGCCCACGCATGAGCAATCTTTACATTGATATACGCCAAAACCTTGAGGAACATCAATATCAGATAACCAGATAAATTCAGTCTTGCGAGCGCATCCGTTACATTTAAACTTCAAAGTGGAAGTCATTAAGAGGGATTCTCCAACCTGCAATAGATTCATCAAAATATTCATCAGACTGATAAACACCAGGTAAGGCATAACCAAACACGAAGACTTGAGAAAACTTCTCTAGGTCTAGGCATTTAGTAGCAACCAATATCTTCTCCAAGTCCTTCTCCCAAAATGGTATTGCGTTGTTAGTCCTTACTGACCTGACCTCGGTATTTGTGCCAATGTCAGGCAAGTCTTTACGACACCAATGTTCTTCGTTAGGATAATAGGGCACATTCCAGGATAGTTGAAATAGTTTGGCTGCTGCCCATTCGCATACATTGGCCCTTATATTGGCGAGTAATTCATGCTCTAGTTTGCCCTGGGCCTTGCCTTCAGCATAATTAGGCCGATCAACTGAATCCCATTTTGCAAGATATCTTTCAGTTGCAAGTTGAATGCAGATACGAACTTCATCTTTAGATAAATCAACAATCATGATTTACCTGCCCATCCATCACCCTTAAAATGAATTGGAACTGCTGACCAGAGGCGCACAAGTTTCCCCATGCATCCAGCACACTTAGGCACCTGCTGATCAACTGCGAGAACGAGTTCCACTTGCGTCATGCAGAACTCGCATTTAAAATCATATCTTGGTGTCATCTAATTGGCAACAAATTACGCAACGGCCATCAGATAAGATTCGGTCATCACCGCAAAATTCGCATTTGATAACTGATTCAACTAAATGCGGTCCAGAATCATCAATTACAACCTGCACATTCTTGCCATTTATAAAGGCTATATACCCCACTATTCACCCCCTGCAAAATACCAATTGCCATTGGCAGTCATCTTGGCCCAAACTGCATGATCTTTATTGGACCCTTTGCAAACATAACCATAATAAGGTTTATTGGTTTTGCTCACACCTTGTTTCAAAATCATGCCATGCTCGCATTCAGGCGGTGGATTAGGCGTTGAACTGCCTATCGCATCAACAACTTCTCCAACACTCCATGCAACTGGTTCAGGATTAACTGCTTTTTTAACATCTTCATCAAAAGATGATCTTAAGGCTTGCTCGACCATTGCTGATCTTGAATTGGGTGGACTGTAAACCCTTTTAGTTTCAGTTACCTTATTAACTTTTGCCATTTCTTCACGAGATGCAAGATGCTTCTTCGTGCCAATGTTTGCAAACTTTGCAGCAATTCCAACTGCACTCGTTTCACAATTTTCAAGGGCAAAATCACGATTAACACCGCGATCGCTAATGACCTCTTGAGCATGACCCGTAGAGAACGGCTTTTCGTCGGTTGCGTTTTTATATAATTTAGCAACAACAATGAATCGAGTGTTTGAGGCCTCGATAACCTCTGTTCGTATCGCTCCATTTTCATACTTTCCCCAGAACTCGGCAATCCGTTCCTGGACCGTAGTGTAATCATCTAAATTAAAAGCCATGTTATACCTGCCAATCTAACTTTGAATCCTGCATTGCTTCATGACAGGTTTTTGAAATTGCAATATACGCAAGTGCGTCTTTGTAGTGATCGTCAACCTCTGGACTTTCAACTGATCTGCTGATTTTGACCAAACACATTGCCATTGCAACTTGATTTGGTGTAATTGGATAACCAAGATAGGCGCTCCAGAGTTCAGCGATACGCGAGTGCTGAGGCATTGGATGACCATACTGCGATCCTCTTGAATGAATGAGTGCAACGGCTTCATCAAATAACTTTTCAGTTCTTGTCATAATCAAACACTTCATTCTTCTTATCTAATTGGACCAATCGACGGTGCATGTCATAACCATCTTTTCGACCAACCCAATATCCTGATTGATAACCTTGTTCACGAATGTATTCGTAAATTACCCAACCAATCATTACACCAAAAAAACTTCCTAACAATATATAAAACAATTGCTCTTTCATCTTGTTGCCCACTCCCTTAATCTGCTAGGCAAGACGGCAGGCTCTCTGCCATCGATAACTGTATAGGTTGCACCTGACGGGTGGATTGATGGAGCGGTTGCAACATATCCCTTCCATTTAATATCAATTCCATCAGTCAATTTACCTCGATAAACATCAGTTGCTTCAGCCTTGTAATACAAGTGCAAACCATCACCAGTTTGGACTGTATAAGTTGGCTCAAAAATTGACAATAACTCGCCTCCATTGCGGTAATCAATGTCAAAAACAACCAATCCAGATTGATAACATGCAATACCTAAATTGATATTGGCATCATAATCAAACCAGAAATTGATTAGTTTCTTGTCAGTTGTTGCTGATAAAAATGCCCTCTGACATAAGTCAAAATGTGGTTCTTTACTTGTAGGTAACAATGGCATAACTGACCAACCACGATCAGCCAGGTCAATTGCCACCTGCCTTGTGTCTGTTTTTTGTAACATATTGCTCCCTATCTGCAAGTCCGTCGCTTGCTGATGGGTTAACTATTGCAGTTGTCAAACACCTGCACAAAAAAACTATCGGCGTGTTTTATAACGATTAGATAACGAATAAATCCTCAAAATCGTCGATATGATCATCAATCGTGCGGGGCTGATAATCGGTTTCAAGACCCATAAGTCCGTCTGTTATATCTAAAAGAACCGTTATGCTCAACTGGTATCAACTCAACTTGATGGCCACCTTTACCAAAATTAAGAACTACGAAACCCATGTTCCAGTCGCCTGAGTTATATTTTAAGTAATTAGCGGCTCTCATGTTCATTAAGTGCCCCGCTTCGATACCCCAAATCGTTGAATAACGGCCGTTTAAGCCAGTTTGGTGTCGAACTGCACCCTGCCTATGGCTATGCCCGCAAACGGTGTTTAAATTCCATTTTTTGGCTAAATTAAGGCCAGTTATGCCCGCATGCTTAGACATGTTGCCTTCGTCGCCATGAGCCAAAAACCAGTTCTTTTCAAATTGGTAGCCCTTACGGTGGAAGCGAATGCCCAACGAATTAAAATCCATAAACCGTTCGTAGGTTAACTCTGGCAATCCGATCAGGCTTGGAGCGCCTTTAAGCAATGTTGTATAAAGTCGATCAGTATGGTTGGACCTAACAATATCGGTCGTTCCTAAGTCAAACAAAATATCTTGGGCCATTGCCCGTTCTTCATGAAGAGTTTCGGCAAACTCTGTTTTAGTTCCTTTTACCCAACGCGACTGGCTTGTAAAATCTAATTCATCTCCAGTATTTAAAACAAAATCAAACTTTTCATGCCTGGCCATCTTGATTAGATTGGAGACGGCCTTGGGATGGTGTAGTGGAATTTGCAGATCAGGCACCACTAGATACCTACGGTTTGCTTTAATCTTCTTCTTCATCTGGAGTTGGAATACTTGGAATGATTCCACCATCTCCGACAATCCAGTCTGGCATTGAATCAGGGCTATCCATAAGATACAAGGCAACCGATTCTGAAAAGCCAGCCTTTCGTGCAGCCTTAAACATTTCGTGTTTTGCAATATACCATTGATCAAGTTTAGTCAATGGCTCTGGAGTGCGGCGAACGCGCCGACGATTGACCTTAGTCCGTTTTTTTGTTTTCCGTGTGTTCGCCATGTTTTAATTATGACTTACTAATAATTGTAAACAATTCATCAACACGCCGTTCTAGGCGATTTAACTGATCCTTCATTGAAGAACCACCGTTTGGTCTTAGTTCGTTAAGCCAGCCTTTAACCAGGAATCTCAAACCAATAAATACGGCGGTTAGCACGGCGCAAGCGCCAGAGCCAAAGGCGGCCCATTCTGTTGGTGTCATGATTCATTTGATCCAATGCCATATTCTCCCTCTGACTTATCTAATGCCTTTGCTGCTGGTCCTGCTAATGCGGCAACTATAACTGAAACTGTTGGATCAAAGCCAAGTTCATTACTTGCCAAAAATGTCAAAAATGAAACTAAGACTCCACGAAAGTAAGACTTGAGAATTGCTTTTTGTTTATTGGTTATTTTCATTAATTGCCTTTCAGTAGTGGGATATCGAACTCGGCTGAGTTATGATCTTGATCTGATTTAAAACTCAAATGTAAATGATGGTTATGCGGTGAGTAACCCCTATATTTTCTCCAACGCCATCTTAAAACTGGACTTGCAATTTTGCCTTCAAAAATCACATAAGCGATTCGGCCGTGGCTTTTCCCGTATAATCGAATTTGATCTGCCAAAGATGCTGGAATCCTTTTGTCGTCAGATAACCGAGCAGTAATGTCGATTGCCCTAACGCATCCTGTTTTTGGGTCTGGGTTATGGTCTGACTTGGATGCTCGTGATAAGTGTGCCAAAGAAGCCACCCATCCATCGCTCTTAGTAGACCTGTCGGGATAGCACTCATCAAGTTGTTTTCTAAATTGTGCAGCCGCTTTAGATAACCAAGGCTTCATTAGCCAAGTATTGTTTGAAGTTCATCAGCAGTAAGACCTAAGCGATCAAGAATGGCTTGGCGTTCTGCTGCCTTTGCTTCCGCTTCGGCTTGTCTTGTTAATGAATTGGCAGCATCAATTTCCATCTGCTTCAATTCTTCATCATTA